CTCAATATAAACTTGCTCCTTTGCATGTTCAAAATCTTCACTAAAATACATTTCATCGCAGTCCATTTGAATAAAATGAGTGCAACCAACGCTCTTTGCAGTTTGCAAACCTATATTTCGTTTGATGGTTTCATTCCATTGAGCAGTTTGCGTAAGCGCAGGAATATAAAAATTTGTTAAATCAATCAATTCATGTGGCAAAGTTGGCTCATATAATTCGCCAGAGTTGCTTACATTCTGGTAAACAACAATAACAACGTCCAAATGTGGTTTGATTAACTCAATCGAACGTTTTAAATGCTCATCGCCATCCCAAACGTTCCAAATGCCTGCAAGTTTATTCATAATTTGAGACTATTAAATCAATAAAGTAATTAAATGAGGCCACAATTAAGATTGTTGGAATGATGTCAGCACTCATCCCAAATAAAAACGAATGCCAAACCAATGTGTGCAACGATGACATGCAAGTTAAACACAAACAAATCGGCTTTCCAATTATCTTTGGTAATTTATCCGCAAATCTTTGGATAAAATATAAAATATTCCCATGTCTGGTTGACCTATAAAAGCCAAAGCATAGCAAAGCAATTACAATTGAGTTGTATATCATACAAAAAGTGTTTTCATTTCATTTGGGACGTATAGTGGAAATATAAATTCATGTGGATGCTTTGACATTAAATAAATAATGTTTTTGCGTTGCTGCTCCCACTTCTTATTGTTGCCATAATTCTTTGTCCTATCAAAATCCGAATGTGGGATGTATCGCATTAACTTAATAAAGTTCTTTTGAATCCCTTTTCTTGTTAATGAAATATACAAGTCAACGTCCTCGCCGCCATAGCCTTTGATGTTTTCGTCATAACCCATGAAATCTGAGCGCTTAACGATGCAATTTCCAGAACAATCTGGTTCGCCAGTGTAATAATTGCCGTCTTTTAAATCTAATTTATCAAAAAAAGTTGGGTCAAGCAAAGTGTCCGCATCGCAAAAGAAAATCCATTCCTCGTTAGTTTCAGCAACCCCCAAGTTTCTGGCCTTTGATAAATGAAAGTCTTTTGCGGCCGTCAAGCATGAGCGGATTTTGTTTTCTCGGCAATATCTAAATGCCATTTCATCGCCGTAACATACAACGAATATTTTTGATTTATCTTTAATAGTTGCAATACACTTTTTTAAATGCAGCAATCTATCTTTGCAAGTTATAATTATATCCATAAAATTCCAATTCCGCCCCAGTCAAAACCCTCAATAAATTCGTCATGCTCTTTGCCGTCTTTAATTTCATTCCAGAATTTATCCACTCGGCAGAATAATTCTCTGTGAATTGGTGTGTCTAATATGTCATGGAATGCAATGACCCCACCTTTGCGCACAAACTTAGAGTAAATTTCAAAATCTGCTTTAACCCCCTCATAAGTATGGTCGCCATCAATCATTAAAAAATCAATCTTTGCGTTGCTATTGCCAAGCGCTTTAATTAATTCAGATTTTAACTCTTTAGAGTCTCCAATTAAATAATCCACGCCGTCAATGTTTGAACGTTGAGCAATATCAATCGAAATCACTTTGTCAAACAATCCTTTGTAAGCATGCAAACATCCGCCGTCATAGCTGCCAATTTCAACTGCAATTTTTTTGCTCTTCATTGAGTTTAGCGCATGCAACAACTCTTCAAATTCTAAAGGCTTTTGTTGAGCCTTATTGTTTATCGCCAACTGGACTAATGTTTTCATATTCTATGGTTATTTTTTTACCGATTATTTTATTTAATTTTTCTGCCTGCTCAACATTCATAATGTAATCATTTAGATACATTTTTTTAACAACTTCCATGTATAGGCCGTTGTCGTCTTTTTTTAATACGCCTTTGATTTTCATGCTTTATAGATTACAAAGAAAATACCCAACTCAATTAAAATTGTGATAATTGTTTTAGTATAATAAATTCTTGACCCGCCGTATTCTTTAAAGAAACTCCAGTCCTTTTTGTAAATTTTGTTGTATGACATCAAAACGATTAATGCCAGAATGATTTTATAAATGTTCATATTGTTCTATGATGGTTAAAGTATGAATTTGCTCCCATGCCCCATTGACAAGGCGATGTCGTTAATTTTATATTGTGTTTGACCGCTAAGTTTGTCAAAATACTTTGGTCGTGTCTATGAGCCTTAAATCCGCTCAATTGATAATCTGGATTGAACTCGTCATTAACAAGCATAAGATTTGAGCAAAGATTAAAATATTCCTGCACAAACGCTCTGGTCTCTGGTGTGTTTCTATAAATTTGGATTGCTGCATTCGCTTGCATTTGGTCTGGCATGCAAACAACGCCCATGTCATAATATGTCTCAGACTTGCACCAATCAATGTGTTTTTGGCCATTATGAAATAGCTTTATATTTTCGCCCTCTTTTATTAAATCGTTTGGATTTTTTAAGCATTCAATTGTTGAGTCCAAATACATAACATATTCGCCCTCGTCAATAATGCTTAAAATGTAATCTATTAAATATGGTTTCCAAAGCCACCAACCATAACCCCGAGACGAATATAGGTGCTCTGGGTAAGCATCAAAAAGCATTTCAACACTCTTCTCGTTAAACGTTTTAGTGTACATAAATCTGCTCATGGATTTATGCAATTTATCGATTGCTTGTTGATAATCCTTTGTCCCGAAAGTTATGCAGATTGGCATTTGGTTTTTATATATTTATAAATGTTTAAGTCGCTAAAGTAATATTCTTTTTGGTCTTCTACAAGTTTATGTGAATCGCCCATGCTTGCAAGTGAAATAATGGCCTCTAAACGTTGCATTGTATTTTCAGCAATTGCCGAATAAGGTATCGGAAACGCATTGCAAATCACAATATCCCAAAATTTCTCAGTTACGTAATAATCCTCAATTGAATTTTCAATACAAATAGACGTGTGATAATCAATTAAGCCGTCTTTTTTATCTTTTAATTCGCCCTTGTATCTGGCATCTTTAATGTCCCAACCTTTGCCGTAAATATCCACGTCCAAATTAGATGCTAATATCTTTTCAACTAATTCGTTTCTAAATTGATACAACGTTCCCTCTCTCGGTTCTTGTTTGGCCACTATAAAACTGCATTTTTTAGTCTTTTCGGCTTTTAAATTCATTGCATCTTCATAGTCTAAGCCACTCCAATTAAACATCATTGGCAATTGGTTATTAACTGGCGCAATAAACTCAGCAACTTGCCCAGTCCAATCCTTATAATTTGCCGACCAACTCGGCTCTTGCGCAAATGCAAAAGTTTTTGCAGGGTCTTTTATCTTTTCTGTGGTGTCATTGAATATAAATAGCAAATCATAGTCATTGCCAGACGTAAATTCAAAATTTTTGACCGCATTTTTTGGAGCAAATTGTCGCATGACTTCACTTGCCAACCTTTCAGATGTGGCATAGTTGCTCGTTAGTTTAACTTTTAGCATAAATGTTTGATTTTAAAGTTTTTAGTTGCACAAAAGGTTGAAAAAAACCGCTCGCAAATGAATGTATGCATAGGATAAAATTCAACGCCAGTGATTTGTTTAATTTTATCTGGCGAAAATCTGCCAGACTTGTATTTTGTGTCTGTAAATAATCGATTTTGCAGCCATTTATCTTCGCTCTGCGCCATTATATCCATTAAAGGTATTAACCATGTGCAAACAAACTCTTCGTATAACTCAGAGCGTGTAACGTGGGCGTTTTGATAAATGGTCGGAGTGTTTAATCGGTCTATTTTTAGGCCATTAAATTGATTAAAGATATATTGAGCAGTCTCAATGATTCCAGAATGCCAACCCTCAGCCACTCGCCAGACATTTGGTTGAGTGTGCAAGCGATAAAACGTATAAATGTCAGCATCTTTGACATCTGACTCTAAATTTTTAAGCCAATAAGAATTTTTTGATTCAAATTGCCACGAAAAAACGCCAAAGTATTCTGCCTCTTTATGCTTGCCTTGCTCAATTAGTTCCCGAATGATGTGATTTTCGAACGCAGGCTGAAATTGCTTGCCCTCATAAATAGAATTGTCATAGCCAATTGCATTTGGACTGACATATTTCTTTGTTTTGTCATCAAAGTATATTTGATAAATTACTGATTTTGCAGCCATCTGTATGCTTTTTTATAACATGACCCACATCCAGTGGATAAACGATTTCCAGTTGACCTTTTATACATGTCAAATATTAAATGCCAAACGATGTCTTTTCTGTCCATTGCTTGTCCGCCATGCGAACTCACATGTATTTTAATTTCTGGTATTGTCATAAGGCAAATATAGTAATATTTTACAAAAAAAAGAGAGGCGACATGGTTAACCACATCGCCTCTCCAAACATTTTTGTTAAAACTAATTACGCAATTTTGCTCTCCAAATAAGCCTTTGTAGCTTGGTAGCTTGTCACAAAGAAATCTGGTGCTAATGATTGCTCTCCGCCCATTGGTTGAGACAAAGTGATATTGAACGCATTGTCATCGCCGATTAAAACTCCAGTTGCTTTTGCAATCGCAGTGATTTCCAATCCCGCAGATTTTCCATACAATTCAAATGAACCATTTGTCTTTTCAACTACAACGAATAAATCGTCAATTAATTTTAAATTATCCCAAACATTTTTCGCATCCTGCGTTTGTTGCTGAAATTTACCAGTAATCGTTTGAGTAAACGATTTGATATTGTTTTCGCCAGTAACCAATTCTTGACTTGCACCCGCACTTTTTGTTTTTGCGCAGAACTTGTAAAGATAGTTGTATGGTTGTAAACCGATTGCAGTAACAACTCCAGATGTATTTGTGGTAAATCCGCTATCGGTTAAATCCGATAGTGAACCCACATAAATGTTTTTGGCTTTTATTCCGCCTACCGACTGCAAATCTTCGCAAGTCGCACAAGCTAATCCACTAACTATTCCACATGGCATATTGTTGTCTCCTTTTTTTTAAGTTAAATAATTATGATAATGCGATAACAGTCAAATCGCCATAGATGTATTGAGTTCCCATTTTGAACTCAGCATCGATGTAATTCATTTTGTCTCTTTTATCATAAAAGAAATCTAATGTATTTGTATCAGAAATTGCATCCGTTCCAATTACTAAGTTCTCTCTGTATGTGTAAACTGCTCTGTGTTTGCTATTCAAGTTATTAGCTTTGATTACTTGAGACCAACGTGATTTCTTGTAAACTGGAATGCCTCTAAATTGTAATACTCTCGCAGCCATTTCAACCATATCCCATGATTTATCACCACAACAAGCATCTTCACGACAAGTCAAATAATTGTCATAAAGTTCACGTGTTAAAGCGAAATATTTATCGCCCTCTGGCATTTGGTCTAAGATGTCTGAAGCAGTTTCGTACATAGAACGTAAAGTGTCTAATGCAGTGCAATCAGCTAATGTGGTTGCAATTTTTACTCTTTTAACATCATAAGCGTTAGCGCCTGCAATTAAGCGAGCCCAGATACCAGTACATGAATCTAAAGTTGCATTTGTTGAGTTCTCATCGCCAAACCAAGCAATATCGTAAACGTCTAAACGCACTGCGTTTGTTACTTTCTCGATAATGTAGTTTTCTACGATAGTTCCCTCTAAGTTTTGAGCCTCGTTACCAGTTCTCAAAAACTCTTCCATGAAAGTGTTTTTCAAGTTCTTAGCACACTGGTCTAAATTAACTTTCAAATCACAAACCTCAATAAATTTCTCAGTGATGTCAACTACATCGCCTGCATTATCACGACCGCAACCAACCGATGCACGTACTACGCCAGATAAAATTGTGTCTAATGCTAATTGTCTTTTAGACTTAATGTCCAAAATGATTCTGAATTCGTTTTGTAACTCTGGAGTTAAAAACGTTGGTTTTATTAAAACCTCGTTAGCTTGTTGCCCTGCCCAACTAACGTTAATGTCTAATACATCTGCCATTTTCTTGTTGTTTTATTTTTTGTTTAAATTAATATTGCTTTTTAATGTTTTCTGCAACGATGTCAAATGGCGATTTTTTAACCTCTGACTTTGCTGCTGCTGCGTTTACCACTTTAGTCTCAGCCGTTTCAACTAATGACTTTAATGCTTTGAACTCTTTGTCCATTTTCGCTTTGAATGTTGCGCTTGCAGTTTCAATCGTTGTTTTCTCTGCTTTTAAAGCAGTGATTTCCGCATTTAATGACTCAACTTGTGCTTTTAATGTTTCCACTTCAGCTTCTGCCACAACTGGAACTACAACTTGCTCAACCTCTACGATTTCAGCAACCATTCCCTCTGCGCTAACCATTATTTTTTTACCAGATGCCAATTCATATTCGCCCTCTGTTAATGGAGTCATGAATGTTGCGTCAGAAAAAACTGGAATACCTACTTCCAACTCTTCAGCTTGGTAGTAAATCTCAGTAATTCCATCTGAAAGAAATTCCACTCCATTTGTTGGCTCTGTGCCAGTCAATGCCTCTTCAATAGCCTTGAAAGCAGAGGCAATTTTGTTTTTAAAATTTGTATCCATTTTTATTTTATCGTTAAATTTTCCGTATGCTGCAATTGGCATCCTTACCGCATCCACAAAGCCAAGTTCTTTTGCTTGTTGTGGTGTCATGTAAGTTGTTTTATCCATCATTGCCATGATGTCCTCAATTGATTTGTTTGTTTTCTTAGCGTAATTCTGAGCAAGGATTGTGTCGATTTGCGACAATGCCTCTGCCGTTGACTTAATTTCGTTTGCAGTTCCCTGCGCTCCGCCACTTGCATTGTGAATCATATATTGAGCCGTCTCAGACATTTCAACATAAGATGCGGCCGATGCAATTAGAGTTGCAATTGACCCACAAAAACCATGAATGTATGCCGTAATTTTTAGACCTGCGTCTTGCAAATCGTTGTAAATAGAAAAACCCTCGTAAACGCTGCCGCCACGTGAGTTAATTATCAATTTAATTTCTTTTGACCCTTGTGATTGTGCCTTTGAAATTTCAGACCTAACGTAATCGGCCGAGAGTTCGCCCTTGTCAGTTCCGATGTCTTTATTGATTAGCAAATTATAAATTTCCATGTTAACAAAGTTAGCGGAAATAGAAATATGCTTTTTGTAAAGTTTTTACAATTAGATTTTCTTTACAATATAGATGACCGAATGAATGCTTTTGCAGTATTTCTCTGCTAAGTCCGCATAAATAATCATTTTGCTCTTTTTATTCTTAATGACTTGCTCTTCATATTCGCAACGAATTAAATATCTCTCCATGTCGCCAGTTGTTAGCGCACATTTCTCGGCTAAATGATAGGCCACATTATTGCAATCGCCAAAAGTGGTGTCAATTCTGGTGTAAAATTCACGTTCAATGTTCATTTGCCTTGTCCTCTGTATTTTTTAACTTGTTTATTTTTTGCTTTAGCTGCTCTGCCAGTCTTTCGTTTACCGAAATTTACTTTTATTTTCTGCGCCGTTGCTTTTGTCTTTGCCATTATAGTGATGTCGTTGTTTCTATGACTTTAAGTCTGTTTTGAACTTCTGTTATTTCGGTTGCACTCACAACAAGTTGTAAGCCTCTCAATGCCTCGACAATGTTTACGCTGCTATCAATTGCTGAATCTGGTGGAATCATTCCGCCGTTAGCAAATCCAGGGACTCCAATGCGTTTAAATGTATTTGAGCCGCCTAAAGCATTCTGTTGTCTTTGGTTTAATATTACCTCGCCAGTTTTAATTGTTGCTAACATATTATCGCCATTACTTCTGCGAATAGGTATTCCCATTCCTGCGGAAATTCTGGTGCCAGATAAACCGCCATTTGCATATCCCTCAACCAATCCGCCATCTGCAAACTTTGGAACTGGCACGCTTTCAATTTCTCTCACTCTTTTTAAACCTTGCAATACCGCAACACTTGCCGCAACTGCGGACGCAACTGGCCCCGCAAATGCCAAGGCTTGGTATGCTTGTTGTGCGGCTGCATATGTGCTAATTAATGTCGATGCTATTGCTAAAAGTTTGCCCTCTTGTGTATTCTCTCCAATTAATTGTGATGCTGCTTGCAAAACGTTTGCCACTGCCAAAGCATTTGCAATCCTTGCTTTGCCAGCCTCGTCTTCAATCTTAACAATCGCAGCGTTATTCTTTGCAATTTCTGCTTTCTTTTGCTCTTCTGTTTTCTTTGTATCGGCTAAGATTAAAGCATTTTTGTTTTGCAAAATAGCAATTTGCGCAGCACTTCGTTCCTCTATTGTTGTTGCTTCAGTTTCGGCAAGTTCCAATTCATAGATATATTTTTCCTCATCTAATTGCTTTTGCTCCTCATCGTTTTTAATCTTATTGTCAGTAACCAAATTTTGATTGGCAATTTTTAACGCAGTGATTTGGTCATCATATGCTCCAGTGATTCCATTATATTCCTCAAGTCGAGCAATTTCCTCATTGTTTTTATCAATTTGGGATTGTTTTAAAGCCTCATTATATTCCTTTTGAGTCATTAACCCATTTGCAAACTTTTGTTTTAAATTGGCCTCAAATTGCGCTCTGTTTAAATCGTTTATTACCTTGTCGTTGTTAAATGCGTCAACTCTCAATTTCTGCTCTTCAGATAATTGCGCCCTAACTTTGGCAGTAAATTTTTCTAACTCTTTTACCCTATCTTCTAAATTCTTTTTTTCCTTTTCTTTTTGCTTTTCTCGAATAGTTGTTTCGCCCTCAATCAATCCATTTATACGACCTTGGTTTTTTTCTGTTTGAACTCCCGCAGCTTGTTGTATTTCAAATCGCTTTTGTTGAGCATCTGCCAATCTTTGCTCTGCGGTATCTCTGTCTTGATTGGTTTTAATTGCGGTCGATAATGCTTTGGCTGCAATTGCAACGTTTCTGTTTGCTAATTGTTCGTCCTTTTTTAGTTGTGCCTCTTCTAATCTGTTTGCCTCTTCTAAAAATGCAATTCTCTCTCGCTCTGTCTTAGTCCTATCTTTACTTTGTGCGATTAAGATAGCAACGTCTCTGTTTGTTTGTGCAATAGATGCTTGATTTGCACGTTGTGCGTCTTCTAAATCGTCCAATGCTTGAACTAAATTGTAACCCTCTGCGGCCGCTTCGCCTATCTTAGAACCTAAACCGCCAAAAGCATTTGAAAAGGAATCAAATAAACCCCCGCCAGAACTTACCAAATCAAAAAAGTTTTTAACCGATGACGCAATCGTTGTGATTGTCGCACTTAGTCCCTCAAATACTCCGCTTATTGCGTTTGTTACTGGCTCTAATTTTAAGAATGATTGAATCAATGGCGTAACTGCCATCAAAATTAAGCTAAATGGGTTTCCTGCGGCTAATGCTTTGAATCCATTGCCCACTCCAGTTAATCCATTTTGCAATGCAGGAAATTGACCAATCAATCCTTTAAATGAATCTGAATAGTTACCGACATTTCTGCGGTTGTCTCCAATTGCAGATTCCTGCGCCTTTAAAGTATCTGTTAAACTCTTTAGCCTATCGGTCTGCTCTTTGGTTGGCTTTTGGATTCTAACATATTCCGCATTCAATTCCTTTAGCAACTCTCTATTTTGTTTTATTGAGTTGTTATTAAAATTGGTTGTGTCTGTGTTTGCTTTTTCGGCATTCGATAAATCGCCAATAGATTTTTCGTTCAACTTGTATTGACCCTCTAATGCTTTTAACTGGGCATTATTATCCCTAAAAGCCTTTTGATTCTCTTTGGTTGAAACGTCTAACTTTGATTGCTCCTCTCGCAAGTCAGAAATTCTTTTTTTAATCTCTTCTTGGTTTTTCTGGAGTTCGCCGAATTGAATATCGACATTGTAAACTATTGACTTTTCGTCTGCCATTTCCTTTGTTTAAATGGCGGCCAGTTTCCCGACCGCCGTTAAATTACTCTTTTTCCAATTTTAATTCAGCAATAACAATGTCAGAAACATAACTATTGTCTGTCCCCCAGTTTGCAAATTGCTCTTCTGTCAATGCAATGTTTCCCTCTGCTAATTGTTTGCCATCCGCATCGCACAACTTGTAATAAGTTGAGCAAGTTGTTGCGTTGGTCTGGAATGGTAAAACTAAAACATCAATTTGTGTAATAGTTCCTAAAATTCCGATACTACTTGGTTTTAACTGAATCATCTTTTACCTCTTTTGAATTTAAAATTTCTTTTAGTTTAAATAATGCTTGTTGAATTGTTGCTGATTCATCTAAATTAAAACATCCTTTTTGATTTGCAATGTTTAGTCCTTGACTAACAATGCCATATATTTCCTCATTGTTCATATTTCAAAGATAGTAATTACATATTTGAATGTGAAACTTTTCGCCATCCACTTCCATCATAAAAACATAAAGTTGCTAAAGTTGTGTTGAATATAGTCATTCCCGCCGTTGGTGTTAAAGCGTTTATTTGTGTTGTTGTAAGGTTTCCAAATCTAACAGAATTGATAAAAGTTGCTGCGTTATTATTAGCAATAAAAAAGGGTAAAGTTGATGTGGTTAAATTATAAATTCCAAATCCATTTCCTAATCCGCCATCCCCATTAAAAACATAAAACCCATTCCCATATCCGCTAATCGCTTCCAAAGTTAAAGAGTTTTGCGTACTACCACCTTTAAATGTTACCGCTCCCGCTTGTGAAATTCTTAATCTTTCAGTATTATTAGTATAAAACATTAATGCCCCTTGTGTTGCTGCACCACCTTCATATCCTCTTATTTCTATTTTAGAAGCAGAAGCCGTAGTTATTGCGTAACCACCTCTTAAAGTTAAGTTTCCGTAATCACTTGTAGCACTTGAACCTAAAATATCAGCACCTGCTGCAACTATTGTACCCGTAGCAGTAAAGTTTCCACTTACCCTTGCAGTACCATTTACATCTAACTTAAAGCCTGCATCTGTGGTTGTGCCTAAAAGAAGATTTCCGCTTGTATTTAAAAGCATTTGAACATTAGCACTACCACTTGCAAAAAATATAG